CTCTACCTAAAGGCGTTGTATTAAGTGGTGTCACTACTATTACAACAGCAGTAGTAGCAGAGAATGAGGTTGCTAATTCTACAGGTATAAATGCAGGAATTATCACGTCTACACATTTTGCTGGAAATTTAACTGGTGATGTTAATGCAGGTATAGTCACAGTTACATCTCAGTCAGTCATAGGTAGTGCTGTAACTATAAGTGCGAGTGGTATTGATATAGGTGCTGGAGTTATTACTGCTACATCATATGCTGGTAGTGGTGCTAATCTAACTGGTATTGGTGCTACTATAATGACATGGGATTATAATCCTGATCCTTATGATACTGCTGTTACATTAGATACTGGTATAGGAATAACATTCAATCAAAAGATTAAGGCAGGTAGTGGTAATATAACTCTAAGTATTGCTAATGCTGGTGTTGCAGGAACAGTAGTAGAAAACTTTGGTATTGGTAACTCTGTAACTATATCTGGTAATTCATTATCATTTACTCCTACAAGTAATTTAACTGCTACAAGAGATTATTGTATCACTCTTCCATCTGGTGTGATTACTAATATGGCAGGTGAGAGTTATGTAGGAACAGCATATACATTTCAAACAAGAGTATATACTTATGAATTATATGGATGGGGATGGGGAACTAAGGGAATGTTGGGAGTTAATAATACAACAAATTATTCATCACCAGTTCAAATACCTGGTACTACATGGGATAATTTAGGTAATGGTGCTTGGACTTCTAACCATAATGCTTATATAAAGTCAGGAACTTTGTGGTTAACTGGAGATAATGAATATGGACAACTAGGACAGAATGCTAGTGATGGGGGAGGAAATAGTGCTACTGTTGGACTTCGTTCCTCACCAGTTCAAGTTTATGGTGGTGGAACTACATGGTCAACAGTTACAACTGGTTATTATAGTACTCTAGCAACCAAAAGTGATGGAACATTATGGGGATGGGGAATGAATTCAGGTGGAGAATTAGGTCAGAACGAACGAAATGTAAAATATTCATCACCAGTTCAAATACCTGGTACTACATGGCCAACTGATAATAATAAAATGTCTCTTGGTTATAAACAAACTCTTCAGGTTAAAACTGATGGAACATTATGGGCATGGGGACAAAATGGGGAAGGACAATTAGGAGATAACACATCTGCATCTAAATCATCACCAGTTCAAATACCTGGTACTACATGGCAGTATGCTCGCGCTGGTTGGGCTAGTTTTGCAACCAAAACTGATGGAACATTATGGGGATGGGGAAGTAATGAACATGGAATATTAGCTGCAGGTCTTTCTCATAATGCTCATCGTTCATCTCCAGTTCAAATACCTGGTACTACATGGGTTATGGCTAAGTCTTCTAGAGATTCAGTTCTTGCAACTAAAACTGATGGAACATTATGGGCATGGGGAAATAATGCTAATGGAAATTTAGGACAAAATAATACAACAAATTATTCATCACCAGTTCAAATACCTGGTACTACTTGGGATACTGCTAAGTTTAATGGTGGTAGTAGATACTCGGGTGCAGCAATTAAAACTGATGGAACACTATGGTCATGGGGATATAATAATTATGGACAATTAGGACTTAATAATAGAACAAAATATTCATCACCAGTTCAAATAGGTTCTGATACTGATTGGTATGATATAAAATCTTGGATGTATTACTGCACTGCTGGTATTAAACGAACCTAAATACCTAAAAATACTAAGTTATGTCTGAAGTCAGAGTAAATAATATAGTAGATTATGGTGGGAAGGGTGCTCCTACCTTTGACAATGGCGCAGTCATAAGTGGTGTTAGTAGTTTAGGAAATCAAGCAAAGATAGGTAGTAATGTAACTATAACCAGTGGTGGTATCAATGTGAGTGGTGTGACCACTGCTGCTACATTGTCTGGTAATCTCACTGGTGATGTAAGTGCAGGGTTCTTAACAGCAACATCAACAGTCATTGGTAGTGGTGTGACTATCAATGCAGGTGGATTAAATATCACTGGTGTTATGACTGCTACTACATTCGAAGGTGATGGTTCTACCATGACTGGAGTGGCAATGACTATTGCTCCTCTATCATATAATCCTGATGTGAGTGATAGTGAAGTTCCTACAACCACAGGTATAGGAATAACATTTGACCATAGAATATTAGCAGGTAGTGGTAATGTAACTCTGAGTGTTGCTACTAATGCAGGAGCAGCAGGTACAACAGTAGAAAACTTTGGTGTAGGTAGTTCTGTTACTATTCAAGGAAGAAAGGCAATAATAACTCCTTCAAGTTCATTAAATAATGGCGAGACATATCATATCAGTTACCCATCAGGTGCATTTACTAATACTGGTGGTGATGTAGATTATGTTGGTACAGCATATACATTTGGACTTGGTTTACAACAAGCATATGAGTTTTGGTTATGGGGAGAAAATGAGTTTGGGCAATTAGGACAAAATAGTATCACTACTGGTGATGATGCAGGAATATCTTCACCAGTTCAACTACCTGGTACTACATGGGTTAAAGGTAGTCGTAGTAGGGCTAATGATGCTGCTGTTATTGGTATTAGGCAAAAAGGACAATTATTTGTATGGGGACACCAAAATAATACTCATGGAACATTAGGACTTAATGATACCATTAGACGTTCATCACCAGTTCAAATACCTGGTTCATGGTTTGCAGCACATAGTAGATCAAATAGAAGTCTAGCAGTTAAAACTGATGGAACCTTATGGGCATGGGGGCAGGGGTATAGTGGAGAATTGGGACAAAATAGTGTAGTAAGTTATTCATCACCAGTTCAAATAGGTTCTGATACTACATGGGCAAAGGGTGATATTAAGTTTGACGCAGGAAGTTCAAGTATGGCAGCAATCAAGACTGATGGTACATTATGGGGATGGGGAGATGGTGGTAATGGTGTATTAGCTAATGGAGGTAGTCATCCTTCTTATAGTAGATCATCACCAGTTCAAATAGGTTCTGATACTACATGGAGAACTGTGGTTTGTGGTCAGGAGTCTAGGATGGCAACCAAAACTGATGGAACATTATGGACATGGGGTAATAATGTAAGTGGAGCAGGTATGCAGAATAATAATCCTAGTTCTCCTACAGTAAGGTATATATCACCAAAACAAGTAGGTTCTGGAACTGATTGGAGTGAGAAGATTTGTTTTTCTGGATCTGGTTCTGCAGCAATTAAAACAGATGGAACTCTATGGATGGCGGGTGAAAATCAATTTGGACAATTAGGACAAAATAGTAGAACTTATTACTCATCTCCAGTTCAAGTGCCTGGTACTACATGGTCTGATGCTTTAGTTCAGAGTTATTGGGTAGCAGGACTCAAAACTGATGGAACAATATGGGCATGGGGAAGGAATCTTAGTGGAAATTTAGGACAAAATAGTAAAACAGATTATTCATCACCAGTTCAAATAGGTTCTGGTACTAATTGGACTAAAATTGGTAATGCTGATGCTTATGGATTCGCAGCATTTAAGTCATCATAGACCAGTTACCAAACTGTCACACAACCACTTGCATTAGTCATTGATACTTTGTATACTATGAATAGTTTAGTATTGATTTGTGAATTATTCTACAAAAGAAAAACTGATTTTCGTCACTTCATTTATTGTCTTCTTGAATTGGGGTGTTAGATTAGTTGAGGTAGGTATCTTGAGGTTTGCATAATGAAAAAGGAAATCATCTGTGTTAGACCAAAGAGTAGAGTAGCAAAGGATAGGTTTCTTAGTGATATGCGACAACTACATAGTTGTGTAGTGAATAATAGAAAGGATGGACTGACATTTGTTGAGTCTATTTCTGGAAAATATTCTTTTTGTTTAAATGAGAATTCAGACGACCATTGGGAGGTAATTCGGTAGTGTTTTTTCTTGCTGCTATAACAACTGGTCTTTTGACTTGCCAGCAAGCACAGAGTATTATATCTAATATCAAACCATCTCTTGAAAATAGGGATGAAATCATTCAAATGGTAATAGATGCTACAGAAGACTGTGGAGAATTGTTACCAGAGTATAAAGAGAGTATAAAGTTTATAGATACTAAACCTAACTTATGTTAGAATGTCCTCACATTACTCCTAAAACCATGCTCAATTTAGATGAACGATACCATTCCTACCTTGATGGTAGTAAGAAAATGAGGATAGATGGTAATGATGAGAGAGTCATAGCATATGGATGGCATTGTGATGGCAATGATATTACAGGGCATTATGTAACAACAGAGAATTATAAGTTATATTATAATATGGAAGGTAGTTTTAAAAGAATGGAGACACTTGACAAAGTAGCAGTTTAATTGTATATTAAATTATATTATGATAAAAACATTGGGTAAAAACTTTAGTGCTAATAATTCTTCTAAAAATATTGATGTAGTTGGTGTAGGTAAAGTTGGTAAGAGAGATTCAAATGGTAAAAAGTCTGATTTTTATGAGACACCATATACTCTTACTCGTAAGTTTTTGGAAGTAGAAAATTTTAATAAAGATCAAAGTATATGTGAACCTGCATGTGGTGGAGGTGCTATTACTAAAGTTATTAAAGAATATTGGAATGATAATTTAATAACTGCATATGATAAAGAAACTAATTTTTTATGGGATTATAATGAGTATAATTATATAATTACTAATCCACCTTTTTCTCTTGCATTTGAGTTTATACAGAAAGCAAAGCAACTTGCTAAGTCAAAGTTTGCTTTGCTTTTGCCATTATATTATCTACATGGTAAGAAAAGGTATGATGAGATATTTTCTGATAGAACTTATGGGTTAGAAAAAATATATGTATTTACTAGATCTCCAATGTTAGGTGAGACATTGAGGGAAGATGGTAAGCATAATACTGGCATGATGCCTTATGCGTGGTATGTATGGACAAATGGATATACTGGACAACCTATATTAGATTGGATAGATAATAATGAAGATATATTATCTAAGAAAGATTTTGAAATAAAGAAAGAGTTGACAGATAATTCATTATCTGATATTGTTAATAACAAGTCCTGAAGATGACTTTAAACTCTTTCATGTCGTGATCCTGAAACATGGAAAAAGAGACACAAAAAGTTCAACAGAGTAAAATTTATGTCACCTTTAATAAAGGCACTGAATTCTTCAGTGCAAACTTTAGTAACAATAGCAGATGTTGTTACTGAACTTGCTATTAATATTAAAAAGCAAGTTAAACGAAAAATTACAAAAGATTTCTTTACTCCCATCACATATATTAGAGTAAAAGATCTTTTAACTGATAAAAAATATCAAAGACTTATAAATGATAGGTTTATTAAAAAGGCAAAAGCATTTGATCCTGCTCTTGCAAGACCACTTGTTGTTGCTATAAGACCAAAATCTTTAGGTGGAGAATATGTGGTTGTTGATGGACAACATACTGCATGTTTAGCATCTGTTTATCTTGATGGTGATGGGAACCAAGAAATTCCTTGTCAGATTCCAGATATTCTTCAACATCCTGAAGATAGAACTCTTGAAGAATGTGTTCAAGTAGAATCTGATTTCTTTGATAAACTTAATTATCTTAGAAACAATCCTAGTTCTATTGCTAGATTAAGAGCAGGTGTAGCACGAAAGGATAAGAAGGCACTTGAATGGGAAGCAACATTTCAATCCATAGGTATTCATGTAGAAAAAGTTGGTGATCCTGATGGTCATGCTATAGATGGACTTGCTAAACTTAAAACTTGTATCAACAAATATGGTTCTACATATACAAAGCAAGCAGTTGAAACTTATGCTAATACCATAAAATATTCAACTTCTGATGTATGGAAAAAACCTTTAAATGCAGGGTTAGTTCTTGGATTAACAGCAGCATATCATTTTGCTGATAATTATGCTGGAGATGGAACAACAAGGGATGGATTTGTAGAATTCTTAACTAATCATCTATCAGTAAAAGCACCGAAGGAGTGGACAGAGAAAACATCTGGAGTTATTATGGATCAATTAATTGTTCAAGATAAATTGATTGATGGTTATAATTCTGCTGTTGGATGGGGAGTTATCAAAGCACCTAAAATTGGTTCTAAGAGAATTGAAAAGTGGAAATTAGATCCTATTCATTCTAAAGATAATTCTTCAGATAGTGATGAGGATAGTTAAACCAGTCTCATAACTGTCACAATGCCCCTTGACTCTTGCAGTCAGGGGGTTTATTATATGTTTACTGAAATATTTTTATGATTAAATTACGTCCTCATCAAGAGAGGATTGTTAATAGAATGAGTCAGTCCATCAAGGGTCAGGTCATTGTGCCTACTGGTGGTGGTAAAACTATGTGCATGATTACTGATGCACAGAGACAATTTAGTGAAGGTTATAATACTATTGTAGTTGTAGCACCCAGAATATTATTAGCACAACAATTATCAAGTGATTTTTTAAAAGTTATTGATAATGTAAAAGTTATGCACGTTCACAGTGGTGAGACAGAGCATTATTCTACAACTAAACCAAGTGATATTGGTAATTGGTTTTGTAAGAATCAATTATTTGGTGAAAATGGTTTAATCTTTACAACATATCATTCATTAAATAGAATCCAACAGTCTGGTATTCCTGTAAATACAATATACTTTGATGAGGCACATAATAGTGTACAGAGACATTTCTATACTCCTACTAAATTTTTTGCAACTACAAATAATCGTAGGTGCTTCTTCTTTACTGCTACTCCTCATCATAGCAATAATGATGAAAGAGGTATGAATAATGAAGAAGTATATGGTAAAGTTATTGAGCAAGTACCAGCACCAGAGTTAGTAGATGCTGGTGTTATACTACCACCTAAAGTAGTTGTTAATCAATGTGAAATGATTAAAGATAGAAAGATAACTTGTGAAGATGATGCTGATAATATATTGTCTAGTATTGATTCTAATTCTGTA